AAAGTTGGAAAAGATAGACGAGGTTTTTTTCACGAACAAAATCAAATATTCAGTGGTGGTACAAAAACCTCACAACGAATTGAAGATTACGGAGACAAAGGTGGTCCAAGTCGTTTCTTCTATGTTCCAAAAACCTCAAAGAAAGATAGGGATGAAGGGTTGGATGGATTTGAAGAAGTTAGAAAGTATGAATATGGTAATTCAGAATTACACAGTATGTCTCACAGGGATAGTCCATCAGGAATTAAAATGAAGAATTTCCATCCTACGGTCAAACCAACAGACCTAATGTTATACCTAATAAAACTTGTAACACCAAAAGGTGGAGTTGTACTTGATCCATTCATGGGAAGTGGTTCAACAGGTAAGGCGGCCATAAGAGGTGGATATAGTTTTATCGGAATGGAGAAGGAAGAAGAATATATTAACATAGCAAAAGCAAGAATAGAAAATGAATATAAACATAACACCAACTAAGAGACAAAGTGAAGCGTGGCGTTACCTCACAGATGACAAGACCAATATTGTTTTATTTGGTGGTTCAGCTGGTGGAGGTAAAAGTTTTATTGGATGTTTATGGATAACAACATTATGTTTACAAAATAAAGGTATTAGGTGTTTAATAGGTCGATCTGTTTTAACTCAATTAAAACTTACAACACTTAATACTTTATTTGACCTATTGAGTTCTATGGGTTTAAAATCAGGTGAACACTTTACATATAACGGACAAAGTAATGTTCTTACATTCTATAACAAGAGTGAGATTATATTCAAGGACCTTGCGTACAATCCATCTGACCCCAACTATGATAGTTTAGGTTCGTTAGAAATATCTGCAGCATTTATAGATGAAGCAGCACAAATTACATCACTGGCCTATAACATCGTTAAGTCTCGTATCAGATATAAACTAAACGAATATAAACTGATACCAAAGGTCTTGATGACGTGTAATCCTGCAAACAATTGGATTAAGAAGGACTTTTATTTACCATTTGTACAAGAGACATTACAACCCAATCAAATATTCATTCCATCCTTACCGATGGACAATCCATATCTACCATCAACCTATATTGATATGTTGAAAGAATTACCTCCACAACAGAGGAAGAGATTATTGGAAGGAGATTGGGATTATATGGATGACCAAGATAGTTTATTCAAGTTTGATGAAATTAGTAATTGTATATACAAATTTGAACCAAATCCACAAGAAAAGAAATATATGACAGTGGACGTAGCAAGGTTTGGTGATGACAGGTCCGTAGTAATGATTTGGGTGGGACTGGTTCTAATATCTTGTCACGTCTATAGGAAAGTATCAACCACACAATTATCGGACGAAATTAAGGACCTAATGAAGTTTCACGGAGTACATCCACAACATGTAATTATAGATAGTGATGGCGTAGGTGGAGGTGTAGCAGATCAGATTAAAGGAACAAACTTTGTGAACAACGCAAGACCTCTACACGAACAAAACTTTACAAACTTAAAGAGTCAGTGTTATATTAAACTATCTGAGATGTTCAAAGAAGGAAAGATTAGTATTAACTTATTAGAACCATCAGTTGTAGAAGATTTAACACAAGAATTACTAGCAATAAAATTAAAAGATATAGATAAGGATAATAAGGTTGGTGTAATGAGTAAGGATGAGATGAAAAGAATATTAGGTAAATCTCCTGACTTATCTGATGCACTGATGATGAGAATGTATCAAGAAATAAAAACACATAAAACTACGGGTAGATATTCTATATCGTTCGTATAAAAAATATACATATATATGATGAAATTTAAAATTGATGAAAAGGAATATGTAATTCCTGAAAAGATTAGCATAGAAAATTATGTTAAGATATTCAAAATAAAAGATTTGTTTAGTGAAAATTACTTCTCAGCAAAACTTATTAACATTATAACTGATGCACCTGTAGAGGATTTATTACAGGTAGATTATGAAAAGGTAAATTACATATCCAATTATTTAATGTCATTATTACCACCTGAACAACCTGTGTTCAGAGATAGGTTTGAAATAAATGGTGTTCATTATGGGTTCTTTCCAAATTGGAAAGATTTAACATTTGCGGAGTTCGTAGATATGGATACAATATCCACAAAGAAACCTGATGAGTTATTAGACTTAGTACATATTCTTGCGGCCGTAATGTTCAGACCTATAACATCACAAAAATCAGAACATGAATTTGAAATTGAAAAATATGATGTAAAGACTATGAAGGACCGAGCAGAACTATTTAAAAAAGAATTAGATATAAGTTATGTACTCGGTGCTCAGTTTTTTTTTATCAAGTTCGCAGAGATATTCTCAAATTATACCCATCTGTCTTCGATCAAGAAACTATCGATATGGACAAAAATAAAAATATTATGGACCTTGAGGAAGATTATATGGGATCTAACTTTCAAAAGGTCTTCGGATGGTTCGTGGTCGTTAATAGAATTACAGAAAATGATTTTACAAAACACGAATATGTTTATGAAAAAAAGTTAATAGAAGTGCTAAATCAACTTACCTATCTTATTGAGTATGATAGAGAACGAGAAAGATTGGTCAAACAATTTCAAAGTACAAGATAAATAAATTTATATTTCTTTATAGATGACTAACTACAAACAAATAATTCAAGACTTATCAGGGATGGCCTATTACCATCCACAGATTAATTCTTTTGGTTTTGGTGACATCACACAAATAACGATGGACATAGAAACACAAAAGGAACCCGTATATACAAAAATGTATGTGGTGCCAGGTAATGTTAGTCTTGCAGAAAATAGACTATTATATAGTTTCTCTGTCATTATATTAGATAGAATTAATGAAGATTATTCCAACCAAAGAGATGTTATGTCTGACACGTTGGAGATTGCAAAAGATATATTTACAATTATATACCAATCTTACACCGCTGAGTACGGAGACTTTAGTTTATACTATACTCCTGAATGGGGTCCGAATGTTACACCGTTCTTGGAAAGGTTTGAAACGATACTTGGAGGATGGACATTAAACATAACATTAGAACAACCCTTTGACTATAACAATTGTGTGTTACCTGTTTTATCAGGATTTACATTACCATCATCAGTTAATTTAGTCAATTACAAACAGATTATAGAAGATTTAGAAGACTTTGCCAATAACCACGAACAGATTAATAGTTATGGTTATGGTGATTTGACTCAACTTACGATGAATATTGAAACAGAACAGGAACCAAAATACGTGAGAATGTATGTTATACCTGGTGATGTGATTCTTAATCAGAACGAATTGAACACCAATTTTCAAATATTAGTCGTAGATAGACTTAATAATGATTATTCTAACCAAAGAGATGTATTGAGTGATACTTTAGAAATAACGAAGGATATCATGACTACATTCTATTTATCGGAATATGAAAGTGTTTGGCCAGCAAGTGTTGAACCCATACTTGAAAACTATGAGACAATACTATGTGGTTGGATAATGAATATTCAATTAACACAACCTTTTGATTATAACAGATGTGTTCTACCTGAAAGACCATTCACCGCTGGTAAGAAGTGGTATGAGTTGGCTGAGTTGTGGAATGAAATATCAAAAGATTGGAATGATGTATAAAATATATATGAAATTTAAGATATGGGTCAATTAACTAATCAATTTGTATCACAATCCTATCAAGGTCTATTAAACCTTGAAAATCCTAATAGTGGAATTACACAAACATTACAATATGTTACGGATGGATTGGGTGGTAATACAGCATTACAAATATCAGCAACAGAAGTAAATGTTACTGGTAGTTTTTATATAAACGGAGTACCAATCACAAATGGTACATCAGGAACCTCAGGTACCAGTGGACAAGCAGGAAGTAGCGGTACATCTGGTTCAAGTGGTAGTAACGGATCTTCAGGAACATCAGGTAGTTCAGGAAGTTCAGGTACAAGTGGTGTTGATGGGTCAAGCGGTACATCAGGTACTAGTGGGGTCTCAGGAAGTTCAGGCACAAGTGGAACGAGTGGACAATCAGGTTCAAGTGGTACATCAGGTACTAGCGGACAAAATGGTAGTTCAGGTACTAGTGGACAAAATGGTAGTTCAGGTACTAGTGGAACGAGTGGATTAGATGGAAGTAGTGGTACTAGTGGAACCTCAGGGAACAGTGGTAGTGATGGAAGCAGTGGTACTAGTGGAACGAGTGGATTAGATGGAAGCAGTGGTACTAGTGGAACGAG